GGGTTGGTAAGAGACTGTAGAGATTTCATCAAGAAGTATGATGGTGTAGAAGGTTTTAGTGTCTACGGGAATGAGAGATACGTTTATCAATACATCTCAGACAAATATCCAGAACAGGAAATTAAGTTCGACATTAATAAGGTTGGACTAGTCACGATGGATATTGAGGTTCAGTCTGAGGAAGGATTTCCTAGTCCTGATTCATGTTCTGAGGAGATGTTGTCCATCTCGATACAGGACTATGCAACTAAACAGATTACAACCTGGGGTCGTCATCCCTATACTCCATCACAGAAGAACGTCACCTATCACTATCACAGTGATGAGATAGCAATGCTTGAGGCGTTTCTATACTGGTGGGAACAGAACACCCCTGACGTGGTCACGGGGTGGAATGTGAGACTGTATGACATCCCATATCTGTGTGGTCGTATGTCTCGCATGGGTGAGAAAAAGATGAAACAACTCTCACCATGGAAAATTGTAGATCATGAAGTTATTGGTATCTCAGGACGTGACTATAATATCTACTCAATTTCTGGTGTCACTACACTCGACTATCTTGAATTATACAAGAAGTTTACCTATGTGAATCGTGAGTCCTATCGACTGGACTTCATCGCTGAAGTGGAGTTGGGACAGAAGAAGTTGGACCACAGTGAGTATGATACTTTCAAGGATTTCTATACCAAGAATTGGAAGAAGTTTATTGACTACAACATCGTTGACGTGGAACTTGTTGACCGTATGGAAGACAAGATGAAACTGATTGAGTTGGCTCTGACCATGGCATATGATGCTAAGGTAAACTATGTGGACGTTATGTTCCAGGTTCGTATGTGGGACACTATCATCTACAATTATCTAAAGAAAAGAAATATTGTCATCCCCCCTAAAGATAGATCTGATAAGAGTGATAAGTTTGCTGGGGCATACGTGAAAGAACCTAAACCTGGTGTCTATGATTATGTTGTTTCATTTGACCTCAACTCTCTTTACCCTCACCTCATGATGCAGTATAATATATCTCCCGAGACCCTGGTAGATGAGAAACACCCGAATGCAACGGTTGAGAAGATACTTGATGAGAAACTCAATTTTGAACTCTATAGCGACTATGCTGTATGTGCTAATGGGGCTATGTTCCGTAAAGACATCAAGGGTTTTCTTCCTGAACTGATGGAGAAGATGTATGGTGATCGTAAGGTGTTTAAGGGTAAGATGCTGAAGGCCAAACAAAAGTTGGTTGACATTGAAGCTGAGATGAAACGGAGGGGTATCTGATGGATAAGACTAAGATTACACCTCAAACGTATATTGATATGAATGAGGAATTTGAACGAAACGGTGATAGGGTAAGAATTGAAGTTCCTACCCAAGAAGCAATCGACAAGTGGCAGAACTGGAAAGATCCAGATATGCATGAACGATGCGGAAAAACTACAGATATGGTTGCTGAATTGTGGGCGGAACTTGGTGTATATACGATAGAAGAGAGGGAACAATATAGAAAGGAGAATGATAAGTAATGGGTTATTTGATTGGTGGAGCCGGAGAGGGACCAGAACAAGAGATTGTAGCCTCTTCTGATAATCCTTATGACAAACTCTCTAACAGTGAATTGAAGAGGTTGAGGGATCAGACTGTGAAGGATGTTGCCAAGTTCAACAACTTCCAGATGGCTAGAAAGATTGCTCTCAATAGTGCTTATGGTGCGATCGGTAATCAGTATTTCAGATACTACAAACTTGCCAATGCTGAGGCTATTACTCTGTCAGGACAGGTATCAATTCGATGGATTGAGAATAAAATGAATGGGTATCTAAATAGTTTGTTGCAAACACAAGACGTTGACTATGTCATCGCATCTGACACTGATTCAATCTATATTAATTTCGGACCTCTTGTTGATAAATTTTTTAGTAATAAACTCGGCGATAAGGTTAAGGTTGTTTCGATCATTGACCAGATCTGCCAAGAGAAATTGGAACCGTTCATCGAGAAGTCTTATCAGGAACTGGCGACGTATGTAAACGCTTATGACCAAAAGATGCAGATGAAGCGAGAAAACATCGCTGATCGTGGCATCTGGACAGCAAAGAAACGATATATCCTCAATGTCTGGGACAGTGAGGGTGTTCGTTATGAGGACCCCAAACTAAAGATCATGGGTATCGAGGCTGTTAAGTCATCGACACCAGCACCCTGTAGGGACATGATTAAGGGTGCTCTTAAACTGATGATGAGTGGGACTGAAGAGGATGTTATCAAATACATTGATGATTCCCGAGCTAAGTTCAATAAGATGTCACCCGAGGAGATTGCATTTCCCCGTAGTGTTTCAGATGTGAACAAACACAAGAACCACACAACCATATATGGTAAAGGTTGTCCAATGCATGTTCGTGGTTGTCTTCTACACAATCACCTGGTGAAGGAGATGAAACTAGAATCTAAGTATTCTTTTATCAGTAATGGAGACAAGATTAAATTCATTCATCTTAAAAAACCTAATCCCATTAGGGAGAATGTGATTTCATTTGCTTCCGACTTTCCATATGAGTTCGGACTTGGCAAATACATTGATTATGAACTACAATTCAACAAAGCCTTCCTTGATCCCGTAAAGGTAATCCTTGACGCTATTGGTTGGAATGTAGAGAAAACTGTAAACCTAGAACTTTTCTTCGGATAATGGACCTACCAATCAACGACAAGGAATTGGAAACTATTGTAAGTGCCCTTAGATTGGGTGGAGACGCAGCTCTCTATCAAAAACTCAATACGATCAAAGAGATTCGTGACGCCAATCCTGGTGGTCCTTACAAGAAGATCGCTCGTGAACAATTTGGATTTATGCTCTAATGGATTTTTTAAAGGACATCGTTAAAGAGATCGGAGATGACTACACAAAACTCGCAAGAGACATCGACGACACAGAAACATATGTGGACACAGGTTCGTACATTTTTAACGGACTTGTTTCAGGGTCTATATTTGGTGGTGTATCTGGGAATAA